AAACGCATTCGAAGATTTCTCTGGATTAAATCTATCCGCATATCGAATCATGACTTCGATTGCATCCCCGATAAATTCTTCTTTCCACGAATATCCAGCAAACTTCCATTTCGTTGCAAGTCGGCGAGCAATCAAGATGATTCCACCAGCAACACTGTCTGGAATCATTGGCCGTTCTAATCCAGATTCCTTTGCTGCTCTACACTTGTATATCCACTCGCTAACTTCAGCAGTGAATTGTTTATTCGGTAAATACTCAATTGGCTTAGATGTTTCCATGCTATTTAAATCTTCTCTTTTAAAATTAAACTTGTGAGCCTATAACTGTTCCGTCTGTATCCGAAGTTGGAGCAGAATTCTTAATGCGAAGCCTTCCAGAGATATCAACCCAAATATAATATGACCCAAGAACAATTTGTGCGCCGTTCCATGCCCCACCATTCGTTCCACCGAATATCAATGACCCCGTCAGTGTCGCACCAGTCTTGTCAACCTTTAAATTGGCAACTGTATCTACATAAACCTTATTTGCTACATTATTATTAGATACTGGAGACGGAACAGACAAATAGGTTGTAATGGTTGTGTCGCTAGTCTTAGCAATAAAATTAGTATCTACATATCGCTTAGTTGTGGCTGTTAGTGGATTTGAAAACGAATCTGGGTCGGCATTTAGTGTCAATGTTCCAGTCATTGCCGATCCAGATAGTTTAACATAAGCAGCATCGAACAATGTTACGAAATTGCTGATGTCTGTTTTTTGATCAACATAATCTTTTCTGACAGCATGGCCAGCCAATGTTGGAGCATGAGCCAAAGTTAAATTGCCGCTCATTGTGTCGTCAGTGTCTTTTCGAAGAAATACTCCAAAAACACCTGGCATTGCTTCGATTGAAGCAGCAATCTTGTTATCTACATAACCTTTGTTGACTGCTAGATTTCCAGAAGACGCATTATCAATTGTATAGGTAAGATAAATTGGGTTGCCACACGATTCGGTTGCCAATCCAGTCTTTTTAACGAAGTTCGATTGGATATAAGACAATGGAACAAGGTCAGACGCAGTAGTTCCGAAGTTCGGAAGTTTAAGCGGCCCGCTAACAGTGCCGCCCGTTATACTCAGTTTCGAGTCATTGAGAAACGAAAAATTTGAATCAATCTCAGCATTCGTTAACGGAGACCCTTTGCCTGCTCTAAGTGTCAATGACATTTAATTTTGACCTCTATTTTGTTTTAAATAGTCTAACAACTGTTCCGAGCTGCCGACAAATACTGTATTATTTACTTGAGTATTATTCTGATTTGTCGGAACGATATTTTGTTCTATGCGTTCCGCCTTATCGAGATTATATAACTGAACTGCCATCTCTCCAAGATTTTTCATGAAAGTTGAAGCAACCTCAAATGCTCGAGGACTTTCAGATTCCTTTGCTAGGTCAACTAGAGAATCGAAAACCGTTCTAGAGGTCTCGACGATTTCTCTAATTGTATCTTTTGCTAAAGTTTGATCCGCTGAAAGTTCAACTTCTTGTTTTACGACTGGAAGAGAGGCGGGTTGATCTATGGTTGCTACATCTGTGGTAGTAACCATGGGGTTCATGTTTAGAAGATTTTCAACTGTTTTCATGTAACTATTTATATCTCGTTAAACGAGTTCCTCATCATTTTTGTTCCCTCACAGTTTTAACTATTCTAATTTAGATCCAACAAAAAGTCAAGAATTACTTGATTTTTCATTAGTGCTTAAAAATCAATGACTTACGTTTTTGTAACCTATTGATTTTAAAGACTAATTTTTATTTGTCACTTTTTTCACGAAAATTTTGATTTCAGCTACCCTAGCCTATATCAAATACTAAAAATTCTATCTTTTTTCTTCAGAGCCGCTTTAAGACTGGTTCTTAAAGGTGTAGCCGATTGCAAACGCATCAACAAGATCTGAAATCGGATTTCCTACTTTTTTAGAGCTAAACAATGTTAATAAATCTGGAAATTCAAACTTTTCCCTTGCAGTGTTATACATCGCGTCTTTGTTTGAATTGCCTTTTCCAGTAAATATTTTCTTTACTTGTGTTGGAGCAATCACACTCAACGAAATTCCATCTTTATAGATCTTATGTTTTAGCACTCCACTGTTCTCGGCAATATTAAACACCATACCAGCCGAACTTCCATAAGAATATCCTTCCATGACTATATGTTCTGGATCGTTGTTTCTTATGATCCCCATAGCCCAGTTAGAAATTACATCCCATCGATGTTCTTCAGACTTATAATTCTGTTCATCGAGTGTTCCGATTATTTGTCCACCTAACCATTTCTGAGCTAACTTCTTGTTCTTGTTAAAGAAATAGAATTTAGAAGCTTCAAACGTATCTTTATAAATGCAGATGCCAGGACATGACATCGAATAATCAATTGCGATTAAGTTTCCCATTTTGCTGGTTCTTCCGAAAGGTAATGTCACACTGTATCCACTGGCCAAATTCCAATTTGGCCCGCAGACCTTGAAACGTGTTACCCTTAATTATAGAACCAATTTCATAACCATTTTCAACCATTTGGTTGATATCTTTTCCTACTACACTTTTTGGAAAAATAACAATTCGATAACCACTATCAACAGCCCGTTTCATCTTCCTACAAATATCAAGGTTCTTTGGTTCGTTGTCCCATATCAATGTTGCACCTTGGAATCTGATATCATCTTTCAATATTTTCGAAAGATTTGAACTTCCAACAGCAACCGAGTTTTCGATGAACAATGAATCAATCGGCCCCTCGACAACATAAATTTCTTTGGTGAAGTCTAAATTTGATAATCCATATATTCCATCAAATTCATCGTCAACCTTTACAATATCATATCTAAGGTTGCCTTCGTTAATTGTTCTTCCAGTAAACCATACAAGCTGGTTATTTCTAAATTCTGGAATCAATAAACGGGGAACAGCCTCAACTTTAGTGGAGAACCCAAGAGACTGTAAGAATTGGTTGTAGTCGTAAGTATAATAAAGTCTATCCCATTTTGATTTAGGAATTTGTCTCGACTTTACATATTCATAAGCAAGTGGAGAATTTATAACTGGAACTGCTTGTTCAAAGAATCGTTCGGTCTTCTTGTTCAGATAAACTGGAGACGTCGGTTCTTCTTCTATCTTTGTAACGACTTTACCACGACTGGACATCTTCTCAAGAAGATATTCCGAAAACAGGGTTTGAGAATTATTCTTTAAGAATGTTTCAAACCCATGGTACTCTCCACAGTTTTTACATTCAAACGAAAGAGATCCATGTTTATTTTTATAAACGAACCCTCTGGCCTTTGTTCTCGATTTTCTCGAGTCACCACAATAAGGGCATCGGAAATTATAGGTTGTCTGTGCAATCTTCTTGAACCGAGGAAGCATCGGCCCAAGCATAGACATATATTTTTGTTGCAACCACAAATCAATCATTTGATTTTAACACAGCCTTCACTGCGTAGACTGCTTCGAACAAAACCGACAGCAGATGAAATCCAATGCTAAACGCAATCAGTGGAATCGCAACAATCCCTATTACCAAAATGTAGAAAAAACTAGCCATGAAAGAGACATCACCCTGAAATTTTGACATTTAGGCAAGTATAAATGGAATTTAGAGAAAAGTCAAGATACTAACTGGATCTCTCGATTTACTAGTCATTCTATTGCAATTTGTCAACTAATTTGCCATCGATGTAAAGATTGTGCATTATGTTGCTAGTTGGATTTAATTTCTTAAGGTTTTCGTGCTTGTCTCTTGCTTCTTGCTCGGTCGAATAGGTCGATGCCGCATTATGCATACCAGATTCACTGCCATCTTTCTTCAGTCTAACTAATTTTACAGAATTGCCTGCTTGTGCTGCTTGTGCTCTACTTTTTGTAATATCAAGCTGTGCGTTTTTCCACCCTTTAATTGCTTCTGTCAATTCTTTAAATGTTTTCATAATTCAATCCTTTTCAACTATTCAACTTTGACAAAATTGTTCCAGTAGTGTATTATATATCAGTGAACCATCTTGTCAAGTGCTTTGACAATAATGATTTCGTCAAAATTGAACAATTATATAAATACGTAATATGGGCTTGACAAGTCTTCAAAAAGAAGTTACACTGTTCAAAGTAGTAAGACCCAAACAATTAGTAAGACCCGAACAATTAGTAAGACCCGAACAATTAAAAACTGAAGCAATATCCGAAAGATACACTTACATAATATCAGGCTAATCCGTTCACATTGATGGCGAGACGGTAAGTTCGTTTGGTAGCTTTTAACCAGCGTACGGCTGGGAGAAAGTGGCAGCAAGGTTTTGCAATCATT